CGCAATCCCGCAGCTCATACCGACTCATCGTGGCGCGTAGCCGCACACGCATCGACCAAGCTAGCCTCACCATGACTTGCCTAGGGTCATCTTCGGTGAGTAGCTTTTCGTTCACGGCTCCAGCTTCAACACTTTACGAATGCGCGTCAGCTCGCGGCTACCCTCCTTCCAGCGCCAGCCGGCCGCAGGCTTTTTGATGCCGGCGGCTTTTACCCACAACCGTGCGAGCTGCGACTGAATCCCACGCGCCGAGGCGAGTTGAGCTAAGGTTATATAACCTTCAACGACGCGGGGAGTCGAGTATTCCGCTACAGTTACTTTTTGCGTTGTGATCGCTCCACGGCGGGAACGTCCAGCGGGTACGTTCGGGAACGGGTCTCCAGCCCGCATTGCGGACAGCTCCTTCTTCGCTGCTCGCCCGCTGACGACTTCTACATACGGCTCGCGTACGATCTTTTTGATGCGTCTACCACTCACGGCAATCTCACCTCTAGGACTAAATTATCGTTACGGTCATGTTGCACGCTGATTACCCCCAAAGCGACCCTGACATCCTTGTACTCGCGCCCGCCGCTCTTACAACCAAACACCGCACCGATGCCGGGTCTAGGTGGGCGTACTGCGTGTTGGTACCTCTCCTGAGCGTAGCGCAAATCGTCGTGTAGCTTGGCAATGGTCTTTTTGTCTTCCCCCATGAAGACGCGGCGAGCTTCTTCTCGTAACGAGTCCAGCTCACATTTACCAACCTCTTCGGGTACTAACCACACGGCAGCGAGTGCTTTTGCGGTCACATCTAATAGCTCCTTTTGGAGCGCTTCGACATCGGACCATGTGCACCAGCCGCCGTGATTTGTGGGCTCCATCCTTTGAGTGTCAAAGCTCCAAGCGTATCGTTGAGTATCGGTCATGCGCGTTTCGTCCTATATGTATCGCAGATCGACGTTGCGACGTGCTTCTTACGGGTTATCGCTAAATAGATATCCTCATCGATCGTATTTTTAGCGTTAATGAAGTAATAATGCCCCACTGGCTTGTGGAAGTCCAATATGCGAAACCGTGCCTGCTCGAAGTTGAGCATGGAAAAATCGATACTAAAGCCCAAGATGTAGTCTGCCTGGGACATGTCGACGGCGATTCCGGATTGGATTTGCATCACGAGGCACTCGTGCTCAAACCGGCCATCATAGGGCTCACCGCCGCGCACGACGCCCACGTGGTACCCGATGCGGGTCAACTCAGATGCTATGCGGTCTATCTCGTGTCGGAAGCGCGCAATGACGATAAACTTCGCCTCCCGCGGTATCCGCTTTCTGAGGAGCACCGTGAGTGCGTGTATCTTCTCCCTACCAATGTCGACTAAGGTAGGCTTGTCGCCCTCGTTTTCCGGGGCTACCAACACGCTACCTCCGGTGACCTGCTGTAGCTTGATGAGACTGGCGAGGACGTTTTTGACCTTGATCTTTTGTTTGTTGACCTCAGTAATCAACTCGTGTTTCAGCTCTTCGTACGCAACTCGGGTTGCCTGCTTCAGCTCGACGGGTACTTGCGTGTACTTCAACATGAGCGGCTTGTCGCGCGCTTCGCGTAGGGTCTTACGATACGAGTGCGCATGAAATTTCTCGTGAAACTCCTTCTCGTTCTTGAAGCCTACGACATCGTGCTCTTTATACCCGCCACGGATGAGGTACCGACCCTCAAAGCCTTCCTCCAAGATGATCTTCCGGGTCTTTGGATCTTCATACGTGTTATCAAACTTGCCAAACACGTTAGGGTCGATGAAATCAAACTGTGCCCAGGCATCTTGAATACCCTGGGCGATCGGCGTCCCCGTGAGCGCGAGCCGCCAACGCGCATACCTGCCCAGCCGGCGCACCGTGCGGGAGCGGGAGGTACCGCGGGCTTTGATGTAATGCGACTCGTCGCAGATGATCATGAGATCAGACAGCGACTTGGCTTCTTTGTAGAGCTTTGCGCGCTTACTGACCCACTGCTCGTAATTCTCGATGCGGATCTGGGTGTCATCGAGCCCGTTGTGGACCTTCATCCACTGGCCGATTTCTCGCCACCACACCTCGGGGGCCGCACCGCCTGCTTTGGGGCAAATGATCCACAGGTGTGCAGGTTGTAGTACGTCAGCTATCGCTAACGAGGTGAGTGTCTTACCGGTGCGCATCTCCAACCACAACCCGAACCCGCCGCCATCCCGCATGATGGAGAGCGCTTTGGCGACGGCTTCCTTCTGGTAAGGTCTCAACTTCATATAATAACTCGCTTACCGCCACAGTGGCGCTCGAAACCTGTTACCGGAGCCTGGGTACTCACTCAGGTAAGCGAGCTAAACTTTTTGGCCCAGACCCCGCGCGCTCCGCCGGGAGCACCTACCTATACAGTTAGGAATCACCGAACAGAACGCGCGGGCGGGACTCAGTTAGATAGCGGTCAGCTCGCTAACGTCGATCTCGTACGTATCGTCAGCGTCGCTCACGACCGTTGCCGTCTCGCCGTCGATACTCTCGATCTCGCCCTTGGTGAGCTTGTTTTTTTCGTCCTTGAATTTCACGCGAGCGCCCTTCTTCAGCTTTTTGCCGGCCGCGCGCGGCGGCGGATCATCTTCCTCGTCCTCATCCTCGTCCGGCTTCGCCTTACCACGACGCTTTGGCGGCTCATCGTCCTCTTCGTCGTCTTCCTCCTCGTCATCGTCGTCCGCGGGCTTCCCACGCGCGGGCTTCGAAGTCTTCCCAGAAGTAGTCCCACGCTTCTTCGGTTTTGGGTCGTCTTCCTCGTTCTCATCTTCGTCATCGACGGTGTTACCGTCTTCGAGCGGCGCGCACCCGGTGACTCGCGCGTATGTTCGGTCGCCGTCGGGCGACTTCTCTCCAACGATCTCGATGATACACTCGGTCTCGTCGCTGATCAGCTCATCGAAGTCGACATCCTGCTCACCGTCCGGAACCTCGACGCCCATAGCCTCCAACATGCCTTTGAGCTTCCATAGCGCACTCGGCTGCAACGAGTAATTATCGTACAACACCTCGCGCCCGTTGCACTTGTTCGAGGTGATTTCCCAGGTCGCCTGGATGTAGGGCTCGCCAGACTCTTTCCCCTCCTTCTGCTCGACTGCGGTAATTTTTGCCTTGTAACGGCCATCCGGGACCGTAGCGCCACCGGCCTTCACCCCAGTGAAGTCGACGGAGACTACGTTACCTTTTGCTTTGCGGCTTTTCTTGAGTGCCATGTGTGCGAATTGCTCCTCGCGGGTTAGTTATTTACGAATGATACGGCGCGTCAGAGACTCGCCTTTTGATAACGCTACGATCTTATCGAACGTTGGGTTGACGACATACTCGGGAACGGGGCCAGCACTCACGGGCCTACGGATACCGCAGCGGTAGAAGCCAGAAACCAACCGCATGCAATACTGCATCTCGGTAGTCTTGGCCTTTTTATCTCGGTGTTCGCGCACGAACTGGTTACCGATGACGCTTACCGCACCCAGCAGAAAGTTGGCTACAGAGCCGGTGAGTGCGGTAGTAATTTCCGGGGTGAGCCGATCGTCTTCTTCCTCTTCAGCCCCGATGCGCTTCTGGTGCGAAAGGAAGCATACGTTATACCCCTCTTTGATGAGGTTACGATAGTTGAGTATCCACTGCTGCATCCAGCCGCCCAGCTGCCCGTACGAACGCATGGAAAATACGTCGTCCGCTCTTTGATTCTTTTTCTCCTTCATCTCGCGGATGACGAGCGCTTGTAGTCCGGTCATCTGATCCAACACGACCGATTTGTACTTCGTGCCGCCTTCTAAGTGCCAGTACAGGTCTTCGATCTCCTGCGTGGTAGATACCCGTATGACATCTACCCCTTCGACATCGATCACTGAATCCGTGCCTTCCTCCATGATATCGATGAGCAGTAACGGCTTGGGGAACGTGCACGCAAAAACGGTCTTACCCGTCTTCTGGTCGCCGTAACACAACGTAGCGATGTGGCGCTCCACCTCGCTCAGCGGCTTGATGCGGCTTTCTATGGCGCGGGACGGCTTCTTAGTCAACTTTTTCACTTATTTGCGATCTCCAACAATACGTCACCGTGACACGGCTTGGGCGCACACCAACAGCCTAACACTTTACCGCGCAGCTCGCGTTTTACCTTTTGGATGAATTTCGCTTTCTCGGGGCGCAGTATCCAAGTGCGGTACTTATCGATAACTTGCTCGCGGGTCCCGTCCTTTCCGATCACAAACGGGTTTCCCCAACCCCGTGGACCCCGCCCGATATAGACATCAAACGGCTCACGTTTGCAGTGCACGACGCGCGGCTCACTCGTCCGCACCCTCCCGTGTGTCTTCCGGGCGCTGCTCATAGTCGCTCTTCTCCACAAATTTAGCGTTGATTCCTGCTAACTCTGCTTGGCACAAGCGGAAAAACTCGCAGCGGTTGCACGTGTAGGTTGCATTACGCGGAAATGACTTCGAGGTACGGATCATCTCGGCGGTCTGGGTGAACTCCTCCACGACCGTGCGCGTCATCTCCTTCGAGGGGATAGGTAGCGTCACGCGAGAGTAGAACCTGTCCGTTGGCCGCTTCTGTAGCTCCTTCAGATAGTAGGCGTAGGCGTTCTCATCCAACCCGTGCGCTTTGATGGCGGCGCGGTAGGTGTACACGTCGGTGTCGAGATCTTTGCGCCGCGTCAGCTGCCCGCTCTTGAGCACCTCGGGTATCGTGGGGGCCTTGGTGCGTAGGTAGTCCCAAATGATACCGTCTACGCGCTGCTTGGGGTGCTCTCGATTCCAGGCTTCTGCGTATAGTAACAATTGAAAGTTGGAGAATCGCTCCTCAGCGGTTGGGATGACCTTGTGCGATTTGCGATCTACCAGCCAATGCCGATCGCGGTAGGTCACTCGTAGATCGTAGTGCCCCTCAAACTCTATTTTCGGCGTCAGTTGGGCGCTAACCCGCCCCTCGGTTGCGATCACCGTCCAATCGTCGTGTTTGTAAGTGCGCAGATAGCCCTTGTAGATGCGCCAGATATCATCCATGAAGTGCTCGCCGTACGTCTCGCGCTCGGACTCAAAAAGCTTGCCGTATTTCTCATCATAGTCGAGGAACACGTCACCGGCTCGGTCCCCATTATCCCGAGCTTCCAACATCTCGTGCAGGATAGTC